TCTGGGCAAAGAGGATCTTCAATCGGGCGAGTTGCTTCTCCTGCTCGGTCAGCGCCGCCGCGGACTTCTTGCCCGTGTCGGCCAGCGCCTGCTGCTCGACCTTGGCCGCGGACAATCCCACCCCGTAGCGTTCCAGCGGGTCGGACTCGCCGCGCAGGCCGGCCTGGATCGCCTGCAGAGCATCGGACACGTCGGTGTTGAACACGGACGCCATGTCAGCCGCGCGCTCGGTCAGCGCGATCGTGTTCTTTTCGACATCCTTCATCGACAGACCGCTGTTCTTGAGCATGGCGCCGAGCGGGGTGGCCAGTTGCTGGAACGCGCGGCGGCTCAGCCCGAGCGCGTTCGCGTTCGCCTCGCCCCAGGCGATGACGGCCGGCGCCGCCTCGTCGAAGATCTGGTTTACGGCGTTGACCGACTCGCCGAGATCACTCGCCGCGGCGATGGCGGTGTCGAACGCGCTGACGAGCTTGCCGATCCCCTGGGTGACCAGGTTCGCCACGATGAACCCGCCGGCTATCCTGGCCAACTCGCCGAGCTTGCCGAACGCCGAGCCGAGCCCCTGTGCTTTGGCCTGGGCAGACGCCATCCCCGGGCCGGACGCGTCCCGACTCGTGACGACGATCTCTACCTCATTGGCCATCCGCCAGCTCCTCCGGCCTGCCCAGCGCCTCGATGTTCAGTAGTTGCAACAGCTCCGCCGACTCGGCACGGACCGCGGCCAGGCTGGCGTACCCGAATCGCTCCATCAACCCGAGCAGTAGCTCGGCACGCCCTAGCTCACGGGGCTTGGCGACAACGTTTCCATTGGAATCGATACCGCCGGGTACGAGACGCCACCTGATGATGGCTGAGCTAAAGGGGTGGGTACCCCCGTCACCGCGTCCAGCCAAGCGAACATCAGCATAAGTCCGAAGTCCAGATCCTGTGCCCGTACGCCGTCCACAGTGGTCGGTACCGGCTCGCCCTTGTCGTCCTCCAGGTTCCAACTCACCAGGTGCTCGGCGAACAGCTCGAACAGTTCGAAGATCCTCTTTATGTCGGCCGCGGTGAGCTTGCGCTCACGCAGCTCGGTCAGCTCGCCCACCATATCGAGCACGCCGATCGACATGGGCCGGACGCGAACCTCCAGCGGGTCACCGGTCTCCGGCGAGCAGTACTCGTCATCGGTGAACTTCAGCCGGTAGATCCGGTCACGTACGTAACCCATGGCTCAGCTCCAGGTCGGAACGGTGCCATCGGCGAGTACGCCGGGCGCTGTCCAGGTCAGTTCACCGGATGCCGCGCGGGTCAGCGCGTAGTCCGTGAACAGGCACTCATTGTTCAGGGTCTGGCCGGACACGGCCAGCGAGACGGTACGCAGCACGGACGTACTCGGTACCGTCTTGAAGACCGCGTGTGAGAAGTCGGCCGCGTCGTTGTATACCCCGTTGAGAGTGATCGAGAAATCGGCCAGTAGGAGCAGCCGCTCCATGGCCGACTTGTCGACACCGGTCACATCCTGGACACCCCGCGGCGTGGCGAACTGGAAGTTCGTCACGTCGTTTTTGATCGCCTTCGCTGCGCCCGCGCTGTCATCGACGCTCAGCGTCGTCCAGCCGAGCCCGGGTTCCTTAGCCACGGTTCACCCTCTCTGCTATCTCGATCTGATGGTTAGCGAAGTCATCCACCCAGTCATCCGCGCTGGCGTGCCGGCGCAGGATCTCTAGTGACGAGCGGTGGTCACCCGCGCGCACCAGGAAGTGCTCGGGCCGCTCGACCCGCTCCCGGTGCACGTCGAAACACTGCTGACCGGCCGGGAACGTGAACTCGGTGATCCCGTGCTCGTTGCGCCAGCCGGTGCACTCGCGACCAGACTCGGTCCGGACGTAGTGGGCCTGGCGCCGGCCGAGCTCGGTCGACTCGTCCACATAGGAGCGCCAGCCGTGCACGTGGTTCGGGCAGTTGTCCGCGGTGCACGGTACCTGCCGCCAGTGCGTCTCGACCGGCGCCAGAATCTGATAGGTCTTCATTGCGGTGACCGGCAGTACCGGCTGCGCCCGGTTGATCGGTTGCACCCTCTCCCCTCCTATGACTCGAACGTCACGGCCGTGGCATTCTTCACGACCACTACAGCAAAAACCGCATTGCTGAACACGCCGGTCGTGACCACCCGCAACCAGCGCTCGACGGTCAACGCCCGAGCAGTCTGCACGCGCTGGAACGCCGGAGCCGCGGCGACCGCGGTGAACGACGCGCCGACCACGTCCGCGTACGGGTCGCCAACCGCATTGTCACTGCTCTCTTGGATCTTCACGGTGACGGACGTACCGGTGAAGGCGAAGACCTGCAGGTACGCCTGCAGGCCGAACGCGGTCGATCCGCCAAAATCAACACCCGTGCCGTTGGCCGCGGCACCGTCCGTGCGCTTGCCGGCCGTCATATTGACGCCCCACTCCAGGCCGTACCCGTTGGCCAGGGCCTGCAGGGTGAACAGCAGCGAGCCGTCCGTCTGCCGGTTGCCATCGTAGTTGACCTGTTTGCCGACCAGCGCCGCGGCCGGGTTGCCGAGCGTGGTCCCGCGCAAGTACATGACCTGAGTGTCCACAGTGGGCAACGCCCGGTAGGCGATGTGCGAGGCTGCCGCGGCCTTGTCGAAGTAGCTCGTCCAGTCGATCCCACCGTCGCGCAGTCCGCCGAGCCGCTCATACGCGGACTTGTCGATCGCGGTCAGGTCGAGCGCAGCCGGACCGCCCCCGATGCGCTGCAGGGACTGCGTGTCGCCGGATACGTCGTACCCGCCCACGTAGCAGTTGTCGCCGAGCCCGGTCTGTTTGGTCATGGCCTCACTCCGCCTGGGTCCACGCGTCGTTGATCACGAGAGGGAGAACGATGGTGATCACCCGGTACATGGTGCTGGGACTACCGAGGATCAGATAGCCGGCGCGCGCCTCCAGCGCCGCGCCGTACGCGCCGAGCAAGTCGACGTTACGGATCAGCCCACCCAGGCTGAAGTCGCCGGAGTACGCGCCGATCAGCGTGTCCACGACCTTGACGATCTCGGGATCGATCGACTCCTGGGGTTCGGTGACCATGCCGAGATAGATACGCAGGTTCAGGGTCAGGAGCGCGCTGGTCGCGGCCAGGCCGGACGCGAGCGGTACCGGCTTGATACCGTCAGCCCAGATCGAGGCGCGCAGCCCGCCGGTTGTGAACGCACCCTTGGGCTCGTGCGTGGTGACCGACTCGAACGCCCCGATGCGCATGGCGTGGCTCGCCACCGCATCGATGATCGCCTGGGTGTCCACGTCAGATCCCACCGTTCATCCGGCGCAGCGTCCCGCCGAACACGAGCACGTGCTGCGCGATGGCCGGCGCCTTGCGGCGCAGTGCCTGGGTAACCCGCCGGAAGATCCAGTAGCCCTTGAACCGAGTCGTCTTGTTCCGCGAGCCGGTGCCCTCCAGCCACGGCCCGTAGATGACATCCGAGTCGTTGACCACGATGTCTTGCCGGACGTGCTCGACCTGCAGTTGGGTCTCCCAGTACGGCGTGGGGTGCTTGAGCATCCGGTCCGCTTCGAAATGCACGTCCGCCAGGCCCTGGAAGGCGATCTCGGCCTTGACCTCCTCGACGTACATGGCCAGCGCTCGCTGCGCCCGGCCGTCGAACAGCGGCCCGTGCACCCGATACTGGATCTTGGGATTGCTCATATCGCGGCCAACCGGACGCGGCCGTACTGCGCTTCCGCACGCTGCGCGGCGATCTTGAGCGCGCGCCCGGATGCCTCGCGCTCGTTGTCGCCCGAGCCGACCATCCGGGCGTACCCGCTCGACTCCTGGAGCAATGTGTCGATGGCCAGCGCGCGAGCCCACGCGTCGACCGCGGCGGGCACGACGTACCGGGTGAGCGCTGTCGTGTCGGCGTGCGCCGCCGCGGTGGTTCCGAGAGCTCCACGAGTCACGGTGAGCGTCCGAGGGGCGTAGATGGAGGAGTTGGTATGGGCAGCGAGCACCGAGCCGTCTACGGCCCGTTTGACGGTCAGCACGTTGCCCGCGATGTCGATCACCTGCATGCGCTCGCTGTCGAGTAGCAGGGTCTCCCCGACGTGCAGAGCGGTACCGTCGGCCACGGTCAGGGACACCACGGCCTTGTCCGCGGCGATGGTGCCGATCAGATCCTGCCCGGTATCGAGCTGCGCGCGATCGGTCACGATCATGCGCTCGCTCTCACACTTGACGATGTTGCCCACGCCGACCAGCGCCGCATTGGTCACGTCGACCGCGGTTTCCGAAGAGTCCAGCGCTTCCGCGAGGGCGCCAGCCGGCGCCGAGGTGTCGTCGAACCCGAACAGCCCGGTCGCGGCGATGCTGCGCTGGTGAGTACTGCCCGAGCCGAATGCGGCCGAGCTCGCCAGGTCGATCTCGATCGAGTCGTACGGCGGTTCGTCGAGCCCATCGCTACGGCGCAGGAAGTAGTCCGATGCCGGGATCGTGACCCCACCGGAGACAAGTTGGCTGAGAGAAATTGCCTCGCTGGACTCCAGCCAGAGCCGGAACGTACGCGCGTACTGGTAGTTCGGCCAGTCAAAATAGCGGGTCGCGAGCTCGGGATAGAACCGTCGGTGCAAGCACCCTTCGATCGGTGCACTTGCAGCGTCGATCGCGTCATCGACCAGCGCGTCGATACGCGCGGTCGCGCTGATGTCCAACCGGGCCTTGACCTTCTCCCGGGTGGTGTACCAGACAGCCATACCCTCGCCTTGCTTCCTGGCCTAGGGGCCGTGCCGCTCACACGACGCAGCCCCGGGTCCGAGCTGTGATATTAAGTTATGCAACCCTCTTCGCGCGGAGCCAGCTATCGGCCTTCATGATCGTCGCGGTTGGGTCGGATGTGCCCTGCGCATAGTCGAGCTCCACGGCGCCGGCCGTGACACCCATCCGGACGATACCCCGGATCATGGCGACCAACGGAGTCACTGCGTCCACCGCGCCCACGATCGCCGTGTCGCTGAACGCTTTCGCACCTAGGCTGACCGCACCCGTCGAGCCGGTTGCCGCGCTGGTGATCCCGCCTGGCACCCACGTACCGGTCGCGCCGGCCGGCACCGTCCAGCCGAACTTGATATCTCCTGTAGTTACACCCGTGTAGACCGCCATCGCTTCGACCAGCCATGTCGAGCTGGCGTCCAACGTGAGCGCCAGGCCACTATGCACCAGCACCGTACTCGCAGCTACGCCAGCATGGTCACCGGTCAGATCATCGAACAACTCCCGGCCGATCCCGGTCTGCCCGCCGTCCTGGCCGACCGCGAAGACCGTCGAGCCGGCGCTGTTGCGCAGGTCGAGCAGTACGCCCGCCCCGCGCAGCGTGAGCACCGGCACCCCGGCGTTGCGGGAGAGCACCCGCAGTGCTTCACCACTGCCCGCGGTCGCGTCCTGCGTCACCCCGAGCGCGGGATGATTCGTCGAACCGCCGCGGGGCGCCGCGGTGAACCAGCCGGCCGGCCCCTCGTTCGGGTCGTACGAAACGGCATCGATCCGAAGCGACGGGCCGGCCATAGTTCAGCTCGGCTGTTCAGGCTGGCTGGATCCAGTCTCGGGGGTACTGCCATCCGTCGAAGGGACACCAGAGGACTCCGTCTGGCCCACTTCGGAGAGGCTCTCCGTCGTTGGGACAGGCGACTGGAGGTCTACTCCGTTCGGCTCGTCGCTCGTCAGCGGCTTCTCGGGCGATGTCGATGAGCTGTTGCCATCCGATGGCTCGCTCACCTCCTCCACCTGCTCGGACTCGGCCGCCGGAAGTGGCTCGGTGCCCTCCCAGCGTGGACCCTCGATGCTCGGCCCACCATACCTAGTGATCTTGGGCATGTCAGGCCGCCGCGATGGTCGCGCCGTCGATCACGGCGACGTAGGTGAGATACCAGGTAATACCACCATCGGCGCCGGTCGCGTTGACCTGCTCGATGGCGCCGGCCGGTACCGCGATCGGCCGCTGGAGCATCGGCACTCCGCCTCCGCCGGCGGCCCCGACGTACTGGATCGAGGACGCCCGGATGCCGTCGAAGCTGAGCAGCGAGCCCACCTCGGTATCGGTCGTGCCCAGGTCGGTCGCGGCAACCAGGTCGGTCGTGACCGCGCTGGCCAAGGTCGGGTTGAACTGCAGCTTGGACGTGCCGGCCACGGATATCCGGGTGGTCACCACACCGAAGATCGCGGTGATGATGCACAGGTCGGAGACGTTGAACAGCACCTTGGTTTCGACGGCCAGGGGCGTGTATGCCTTGCTGACCAGGGAGCCGAACGCGCTCTTTCGGAATGCAGCGGCATCGTTGTAGACGCTCACGTCACACCATCGCCGGCAGGTTCTGCGGTGCCCGCTGAATGGCGAGGTCCCGCGTGATGGCGTACACCAGCCCAGCGCCCGTACTGGTGAGCTTCACCCAGTCATAGAGCGCCGAGAGCTCGACTCCCTCGATCTCGACCACGAGCACGTCCTGAGACGCCGTGGTCACGATCGTGGATGCCGCGGCCTGCGTCAGTTTCTGCCAGACCGCGCCGTTGGTCGCGCTGACGTAGTACTGCGTCATGGTCGCCAGTACCTGCGCACCCGTGCCGGCCGCGTCCTTGGCCTCGGTCAGCGTCCACGTGTCGCCCGCGGCATTGACGCCAATGAACGTGACGCCAGCGCACGACTTCAGGTCGACGTACACGTCATCGGCGATCGGCAGGATGTTGAACAACCTACCCAGAGCCCACATATCTCGTCCTCTCCGGCCGGGGGTTGATTGCCGGCGCGGTTCCGCCTACTCCCGGACGGTCCGGGTACGGCGTAGAGCGTGTCACGACCGGTAACGATCCGATCCCCTGCGCGGTCCGGTCTCCCGATCCCTCGCTGCGCGCCTGCGCCCGTGACGACCATCCGTTTCCCGACGCTGCAGCCCCGGTACCGCGGAGGTTTCTTGTAATTACGAACGTGTCTCGATCTGCACGAACGGGGAGAGCGTCGGGCCGTTGTTCTTGGGCGTGATCGCGCTCTGCAACCACGGCCGGCCGTCGACCCTTTCGATGATCCGGTACGCGGTCATGTCGTTACCGAACTTGAAGTGCTCGGACGACATGGCACTCATGGCCTGCCGGTCGCCGATCAGGTAGTAACCGAAGTCCACGAAGGACAGATCTCCCGCGGTGCCCAGCGGCGGGACCTTCTCGGTGAACAGCACCGGCCGGCCGAGGAT